CAAACTTTAACCACTGAAGCATTTGATATTCTCGTTGGAGCAAGCGTAGCAAAACCAAGAACAATAACAACAGACATAGTAGTAACTGGTCAACAAAGTGGCATGAACATTAAAGTTCCTGTATCGATTGTTGAGTTTGCAACAAGCTAAATAATATGAAAATTTGTTTAACATGTAATTTGGAAATCCCTAGAAGAGGTGGGAAATATTACTGTTCACTCAAATGCCGCAGTACTGGAACTATAAAGAAAAATAGAAAAAATATTAGTTTGCAAAAAAAATGTGTAGTATGCAGTAAAGATTACGATGTTGACTACTATAATAGAAAATATTCTAAACTTTGTTCTAAAGTTTGTGTAGGTGAGTTTAACAGAAGAAGAATTACAGGATTAAAAGATAACAGTAAATATATAATTGCGAATTGTCTGTGTTGTGATAATGAATTTGAAAGAAGAAAATTAGACATAAAGAGAAAAAATGGAAAAATCTTTTGTAGTAAGTCGTGTAGGTCAAAATATTCATTTGAGCATGGAGTTCGAGATGTTCTTAGATCTCATAATTTTAAAATAAATGGATTAACTGTAAGATCAAGGTGGGAAGCAGCTTTTATAAAAGACTATCTAGAGAGAAATAATCTTGAGTGGGAGTATGAGCCAGAGAGATTTGATGTAGATGGGAGAGGTTATCGCCCTGATTTTTATATAAAAACTTTAGATATGTGGGTAGAAGTAAAAGGGTGCTTATACTTTGACAGATTTAATAAATGTCAAAGATTTCAGGAACTTTATCCTGAGCTTAATTATGTTGTTGCCGATGCAAATGTTCTTCAGAATAGGTTCGGGCTTAATCTATCTGAGCAAAGACTTAGCGAGTTAATCGCGTAGGCCCGGAGGGTATTCAAATTAGTTTCAAAAAATTCGATTTATCAAACGATGTAGCTTCAATCGTATCAAGTGTAAACGAAGTTGTAGCAATATCAGGATCGATATTCGCCACAGATGCAAATGTTAAATATTATAATAATATTGCATCAGGGTCAAGCACAACTCCATTAGGTGGATACTGGCAAACAATATATGATGCTTCTCCAACAAGTTCATTAAGTACACCACTTTTTGATATGACATATGGATTTGCAACAGGATCAGATAAAAATGTGTCAGTCACCACAACATCTTCATTAAATGAAAAGATTAAAATCTATAGATCTTTTGCAAAAACATTACTTGGTAATGAAGATGGAATGTTCAGTATTCAGAGTGCAAATAAAGAAGAGTGTTTCTTTATTGCAATTAAAAGAAATATTCATAAAGATGAAATTAAAAAAGGATCTGTTGCGTTGACCATTAATGGTATTAATGCTGTTCAATACACTGCATCAGATGTTGGTGCTGTTACTGCATTTAAGAATGGTCCTGGTGGTGAATATGCTCCAATAAAGAGTGCATCTATTGAAGTTGGTCAAGTGTGGTATAATGCAGGTGTTATTGTTTTAGATCCGATGACTACTTTTGGTACTGTTGCATTATGGTCAGGTTCAGTAACTCTTGAGAATACTCAACCGTCAGGCACAATCAATCAGAATGTCGATGGTCTTAGAAATCATATAGAAAGAATTGATTTTCATAATCAAACTAATTTACATTCGACTGTATATTTTTGTAGAGCAACGAATACTGAATTTAATTATTCTAGTAATCCAACATTTATTGACTCAGATCAGAGAATCCGTGTAACATCTGGAAGTAATATCCTTCAAACAAGGACATATATTACCACTATAGGACTATACGACGCAAACGATAACATATTGGCAAGTGCAAAGGTCAACAAGCCAATAATGAAATCTCCAGACACAGAAGCGATTTTTCGTATAAGGCTCGATTACTGACGTCTAACGATATTTACGCATAATGACTTTATATTTAAATTATGAAAGCAATAGTATATGGTTTATTTGACCCAAAGCACTGTGTAATACGATATATTGGAAAGACTATTCGGACAGATGAATTAAGATTAGAATATCATTTTGATGAAGCATACATGGAAAAAAGTTGGAATAGACCAGTATGCAGATGGATTAGAAAAATTTTAAATGAAGGTCGTACTCCAGATATTATAACGATTGAAGAATTCAGTTCTGAGCAAGAAGCATTAGATTTTGAAATGATTTGGATTGCAAGATTACGAAAAGAAAATGCAAGATTATTAAACGCCACAGATGGTGGTGATGGTATTTCTGGATATCATCATTCAGATGAAACAAAAGTCAAAATTGCTGAAGCATCCCGAAATCAAGAATGGACCCAAGAACGAAAAGATCGTATTTCAAGGGCTGTAAGTGGCGAACGAAATGCTTGGTTTGACAAAGAAGGTCCGACTAAAGGATTAAAGTGGTCTGATGAATCAAGGGCAAAGTTGGTTGAGACGATGACAGGTTCAAAACGCCCTAATCAAGCTGGTGATAACCATTGGACTTCAAAGACCGGAAATGCTCCTAATACTGGTAGAAAATGGTCAGAAGAAGTAAAGAAAAATATGTCGCTTGCACAAAAGGGAAAAAAGTATATAGGACGTAAGGGAGTTGGCGTTCTTTGTGTTAATGACGGCAAAATGTATGACTCACAACAATTAGCAGCAGACGCGTACAACTTGTCTAAACAAGAAGTAAGCCGTTCATGCCGACTTGGTCGTGAATACAAAGGTCTTAAGTTTGAAAAAATGGAGACTTAGAGCATGGCGGTCTATTACAGATTCGGCCCCTCAGATATAATTCATTATAATCTTTCGACGACACCGAGGATTATAGCGACTTCAGGATCAAGTGGCTGGGCTGCTAATACGGGTGTTAGCGCATCCGTAAGCATGTACGGAGGAATTAGGGGTAAGGTACATCCTACTGATGATTTCAAAGTTACGTATACATACCAGTTAGAGACGCATTCAATAGATGGATTAATAACTCTTAGCGGATCATATCCAACATCTGGTAGTTTAACGTATGTTCGATGCAGGAATGCAACTCTTGATCTTAATGATACTGTCCATGCTGGTTTATGGGGTGAAGAGCACTTCTCTCCGATAATGAATCTATACGACTACTATAGAAAAGATAACACTGATTACACAACAGGTTCATACGACTACAACATGCTTTACTCTGAAGCAAGTTCTATTAATAAAGTAACATTATCAGGATCGATATACAATAACATGACGGGAAGCTTCGCTATTGAAGCAATGATTAAACCACTTTCTGTTAGTGGAACAAATGAAGATTATACTATAGCAAGCAGAACTGGACTTTGGAGTTTTTATATAACAGGATCAAATGGTCTTCTTGCATTTTCTGCATCTGATGGTTATGGATCAATTCATACAAGCTCTGTAGCAGTAACAAAAAATAGATGGAATCATGTAGTATACACAGTTAGAAACAATACTGGCAGCTTTTTAATCAATCTGCAAGGTGCTGGTGAAACAGTAGGGATAACTGGTTCAAATGATGTCGCCGTCGAACCAGTGAATGTATTTTTTAATGAGCGTAGGAGAGAAGACGTTTTCCACGGCTTTATATTTGATCTTAAGTTGTGGTCTACTGGAAGGACATGGGAGCAGCTATCTGCAAGTTTTGATAGAACTTTGATCAACAGCTCATCGACAAACCTCGTAACGTACTTAAGGTTCAATGATGGTCCACGTGGAGATACACACAGCATCACAGTTGGTTCTGGTGCCTTTGATTACTCAAGCAATGGGAACCATGGGTTACTGCAAAATTTTGATGCTAGAACAGCTCCTATATGGCATCCAAATGATAACCATATATTCATTACACCAAAGAAGTTAATACCTAACACGATAAACGACTTACAAATTGTACATGTACCGAGTATGTTCTATGGAAGACAGATAGCAACTGGCAGCGTTGAACTCGTTTGTAACGCGTACTTGTCATCTTCTCTTCAAAGAACTATAGTAGATGACGGAAGAGGTGGTCTTTACTTATCAGGTTCTGTAGTTTCTGGAACAATAGAAAATAGAGAGTCTTATGCTGGAGTTCAATGGAACAAAGTAGGTAATGTTTTTTATAGTGAGGGTCTTATTGTAATTAAAGATCAGTCTCTCTTAGATTTTGGATCTAATAATTCATCATCACCACTTCAAAATGCACTATTAAAAGTTAACTTTAAAGGTAAGAGTAATATACCAACTAAAGTTTTTATGTGCAGAATTCATGGTGCTCAAGCAAACGCATCTAATAATGCGTCATTTGTTACATTTGATTCTGGATCTGATAAGCATAAAATAGTTAGAGATGATAATACAACATACATTACAGCAGTAGGTCTTTATAATGAAGAAAGAAAACTTGTTGCAGTTGCCAAGTTGGCGTCTCCAATAAGAAATAGAGAAGTAGATAAGTTAAATATTCGGCTCAAGTGCGATTTTTAGGCGTACCCACATTCGAAGCTTGGACTCAAAAAGAGTTAAGACTTTTGACCTCATATATATTTTATGATTAAAATAGACCCAGAATATAAACCTGATACATGCTTTGTTTGTGGAAAGAAGTTTAAAGATTACAATGGAGTATACGCAACGGGTTGGTGCTCTATAGCTTGTCAATTTTCAAGATATGATGATTTTTATTGTCAACATAAGTACCATCCAAAATTATGTGTATATTGTAAATGATAGTTGGTCTTGATGTTTCTACTTCGATTGTTGGTATATGCAAATTAACCAATGACGGTAAGTTTGTTTCTACTGATTATGTTGATCTTAGAAAAATAAAAGATTTTATTGAGAAGTGTGAGAAGTTTCATGACGCTCTTTTCGAATGTGCAGATTTAGTTGATAAACTCTTTATAGAGGATAAGCTATCTGGTTTTTCTGGTGGTAAGACCATGCAACAGACAATGATGAAGTTAGCTGGATTTAATGGTGCTGTAACTTATATTGCAGCTCAGGTTCTTAAATGTCGTCCAATTCACATCCATCCGTCAACTGCAAAGGCCACTATGAAAATTGATGGCCTGTTTATTCCTAAGGGTGCTGATAAGAAAAAATTAACATTGGAATTTTGTAAGAAGATAGAAGGCTTTCCTTATATTGAGACGAAGAATGGAAACCCACAGGCGTATTGCTATGATCAAGCTGATGCATATTTGATCGCCAGAGCTGGTTTTCTTAAAGGTTTATGAATAAACAAGAAAAACTTGTAGCGATTAGAAGAGTTTTAGGGCATGAAGAATTTCAAAAAGGTGATGAAGCTGTTTTCTTTTGTGTTAAACATCAGCATCACAAAGCGAAGCTGTCTATTAATTTAGATGGTGATTATTTTCATTGCTGGATTTGTGGTTGGAGTGGTCACGATTTAAAACCAATTCTATTTCTTAATGGAAAGACGAATGATGGTCTAAGATACTCTAATGAGAATCAAAAATTAAATAAACAAGATGTTGATGTTAAAGTTTTTGATTCTCCTGCGCTACCAGAATCTTTTTGTTTACTCACGAAAGACAGTATTAATAATCCGTATACACAAGATGCAAAAGTTTATCTTGAGTCTCGTGGCATATCTGATAGTGATGTGCTAAAGTATAAGATTGGTTTCTGTGTTGAAGGTAATTACAAATATAGAATAATATTTCCTTCGTTTGATTCATTTGGCGAATTAGATTTTTTTGTTGGAAGAAAAATATACGATTACATCGGACTAGCTTATAAACATGGTAATTTTAACAAGAACATTATTTTTAATGATTACATGATAGACTGGGATCAACCAATAACATTAGTAGAAGGTCCCGTAGATTCTGTTATTGCAGGAAGCAATTCAATTCCGCTTCAAGGAAAGTCTTTAAGAGAAGATTCTAAACTTTTTAGTAAGATTGTGACATCAAGAGTTCATGTTTATTTAGCACTTGACTCTGATGCAAGAGAAGAACAAGTTAAACTTGCAAATAAGTTTTTAAGATACGGTGTAACTGTTAATATGATAGATGTTAAAAAATTTGGTGGTAGTGATGTTGCAGATCTTGGCAAAGATATGTTTAATATTGCTAAAATGAAAGCTAAAAGTATAGATCCAATTTTAGGATTATTGGAAGTAAGGATACACAATGAGAATTGTTCATGTATCTGACATCCATATACGAAATTTAAAATATCATGATGAATACAAAAATGTTTTTGAAGATTTTTATAAACATTTAGATGAATTAAAACCAGATTTAATTATCAATACAGGCGACACTGCGCATACGAAAACGCAGATATCACCTGAGTTTGTTGAGATGTGTTCAGAGCATATCCGTGAAGTTGCAGAGTACGCTCCATATCATATATTACTTGGTAATCATGATCTTAACTTAGTGAATCCAAATAGACAAGATGCGATATCACCGATAGTCGACAGTATTGGTAACTCAGTAAAGCATCACGTAACTCTTCATAAAAAATCTGGAATATATTCCGTAAACAACAATGTTGATCTTTTTATTTATTCATGTGCTGATCAAAGTAATTATCCAGATCCGCTAACACATAGTTCATCTTCTATAAAGATAGGTTTGTATCATGGCTCATTACTAAAATGTGAGATTGATAATGGATGGATAATGGCAGAAGCTGATAATGATCTCAGCTTATTCACAGGCCTTGATTTTGTTTTGCTTGGAGATATACATAAACATCAATTCATGGATGTAGACAAGCGTGTAGCGTATGCTGGATCCATGATACAGCAGAACTTTGGTGAGGATCCAGATAAAGGATTTCTTGTATGGGATATAGAGAATAAAGATGAATGGGATGTTCGCCATATAAAACTTCATGGAAATAATAAGTTTTTTACCATAAGACTTAATGACGATTTTTCTATACCTGATATTGATATAGAACGTGATTCAAGAATTCGCATAATTTCTCCGTGTTCGTTTACGTTAGCTGATCAGCAAGAATTCGAAAAATCAATTAAAGAAAAGTTTAAACCTCATAGTGTAATATCAATAGCTGAAAAAACGATCACTAAACAAGACACAACTCTTTTAAGTGGTTCTATTGCGAAGATGGAAAATCTTCGTGATATCCGAATACAGGAAAAACTTTTAAAGAAATTTTTTAATAAACGAAAAGTATCTGATGATGTATTAAATAAGATATTAGAAATTAATAAAAAGTACCAAGTCGCAGTTGAAAAAGATGAAGATATTGTTCGTAATGTCCAATGGAAATTGGAAAGAATTGCATGGAATAATATGTTCAATTATGGTGAGAATAACTTCATAGATTTTTCTAAGCTTAAAGGTATCACTGGAATATTTGCTGAGAACTCGGCTGGCAAATCTTCAATTATCGATGTCATATTAGAAACACTTTTTGATCGAATTACAAAAGGTTCGACAAAAAATATCTATATGGTCAATGATAATAAAGATTCTGCGCAAATGATTGCTGGTATTTCTGTTGGTGATAACTCGTATATCTTAGAAAGAACAATAGAAAAAATAAAATATGGCAAGAAAAATCTTGAAAAAGAAAAAGAATGGGGAAAGACTACCGTTAACTTTTACAAAGTTGATAATAGTGACACAATATCATTAAACGATATACTACGTCCTGGAACTGAAAAGGCGATTAGGAAGCACATTGGAAGTTATGACGACTTTGTTTTGACTGCATTACTTTCTCAGGGAAGAGATGATGACATAATAAAGTGTAAAGATACTGAAAGAAGAAAAATACTTTCTAAGTTTATGGATTTAGATATTTTTGAACAAAAAGAAAAAATGTCTAGAGAAGAGAGTAAACAATACTTTCAAAGATTAAAGGATTTTGATTCTGCCAATCTTAGCATTGTGTATGCTACTGAAAAGCATAATTTAGAAAATCTGTATGATGAGTTCAAAGCCATTAATGATAATAAAGACAGTATTTCAAAAGAAATAAACTCTTTACGAGATTCTATTGTCAATATTGAAACAAAAAAAGAATCAATTGATTTTGTTAATCTAGATTTAGAAGTTATCAAGAAAAAAATTATAGATTTAAAACTGAGTTTAAATTCTCTTATTAATAATAAAGTGAATGATAAGAAACAATATGATGAACTTTATAAAAATGTTGTTTCTCGTGAAGAGAAGTTATCGAAAATAGATATAACAATAGTTAAAAATGCCTTATTAAAAATTGAAGAGATTAAAGCCAGTGTAGCTAAAAAACTATCAGATATTCAAGTGTTTGAAACTAATCTTCTCTATTTGAAAAGAGATGCTTCGTTGTTAGATGAAGTTCCATGTGGAGATTTATTTCCAACGTGCAAGTTATTAGCAGGCGCTTTTAAATCTAAATCTAAAATTAACGATTTAGAGATTGTAATTAATAATCTTAAAAATGAATTAGTAATTCTTGCAGAAGATAAAGATTTATTAGAAAAGCACAACTATCAAGAAAAGCTTCAAAAATATAATGATGTAATTTGTGATTTAAAAAAACAAAAATCTAATTTAACTGAGCTTACTTTAAAATTAGAAAATTACGATCTAAAGATAGAAGTATTAGAGCGTGGCATAGACGACATATACATTTTACAGAAAAAGTATTATGATAACCAAGATTCTCTTGAAAAGAATAAAGAGATAGATAATAACATCAAGGAAATTAAAAAACAACTTGACATTTTAATTCTTAAAAAAGAAGATGTCAAAGCTAGTCTTATGGACATCAATAAAAAAATTGGTGCTAAAGAAAGCATTATCAATAGAATAGGAATTGAAATTGAAGCTCTAGAAGATATTAGAGTTTTGTGCGATGCACATGAGTTGTACATCGAAGCAATGGGGAAAAAAGGTATTGCATATCATATTCTAATTGAAAAACTTCCAATTTTAAACGAAGAAATTAATAAGATCTTATCAGTAGTAGCTGACTTTAATGTTTTTATAGAACATAATGAAAATGAAAACTCTATTAGATTATACCTTCAATACGGAGATTATAAAGGTAGACCACTCGAATTAGGTGGTGGTGCAGAGAAGATGTTATCCTCCATAGCTATCAGAGCAGCATTGATAAACATTACAAATCTTCCGAAAACTAATATGTTTATTATAGACGAAGGCTTTGGTAGTCTAGATTCTAAATATTTAGATAATATTAACCGAATGTTTGATTATTTAAGATCAGTATTTGATCATGTATTAATAATAAGTCATATAGACGAATTAAAAGATATAGTAGATAATAATATTGAAATATCATCAGATAATGAAAGATACTCGCATATAGAAGTTTGTTAGGAGAACATTATGAAGTGGATTAAAAATACAGATGATAAACGAGATGCTATTTTAACTTTTGCATTGATAGGATTTATAGTTGTAATATTTAAACTTCTAGTTTCTGGTGGAAGTTTTCTTATTGGCGGAAATACATATACCTTTGGAGAAATAACAGCAGCAGAAATTGGTGCTATATTAACACCGACACTTGGTGCATATGTTGCAAGAAGATACACTGACAAAAAATTCAAAGTAGAAGTTAAATTGAACGACGAGAATGAAGATGCTTGAAAAAATTAAGAAATATTTTGTTTTTGGGTTAATAGGATTAATATTAGTTCTTGCCTTTTTTATCTTTTATCAAAAAAGATCTTATGAGAATCAACTTGTTGATCTTTATAATGAAATAGCTCTTAATTCTGAGACCATCGAAATTCATAAAAATGCTTATGAGAAAAAAACTATTGAAGTAAAAAATCTTGAAGATGTTTTAAGAAGCTTTAAAGAGCAAAATGGTTTAGATAAACAAACTATTGATGATCTTATGAAGAGAATAAGTAAACTTAAAGAAGAAGTACTAGCTGCAAATAGACTTGCAGTTAAATGGAAAGAAGCATATGAAGCTGAAGCTAATGCTCATCAGTCTGAAGATCCAGTAGATCCAGATTCAGGTAGTGATTTAGTTAGAACAAGAGTAGCATTTGACAAAGATTTTGGGTATATAGGAGTTGAGGGTTATACATTAACAAATCCGGCATATGCTTGGGTTAAGGTACAACAAAATCGGCCACTATTTCTTACTATGACCATTACACAAGGTCGTGATAAAAGATGGAAGACTTATGTAACATCAAGTGAAGATAATGTTGCCGTAGATGTCACGTTATCTGCAGTTAATCCTTTTATTCTTAAAGAGAAGTGGTATGAAAAATTAACACTTAATATGGGAATGGACGTTAATTCAGCTATTATCTCCCCGTATGCTGGATTATCATATCCGATTGGTCATTTTAATGTCTCTGGAGGAGCATGGTTTGATCCAAATGCTAAAAATGTAGGATGGTATAGCACATTAAATTATTCGTGGGCTCCTTTTAAAAGAAGATAGTAATGCAAAAGTTTGATGGCAATTTCGTTATTCTTGATATGGAAGAAACGTATTCTGAATTAGGCGAACACAGCTTTAAGATAATTCTAAATCCTAAAATATTTAAAAATAGTCATGACATCGATATTAAAATGTTTGATCCAGACAGTAATCCTATGATAGTCGATACTAGAAAATGGGGAAGAAAAGTGCAGTTCAATTTTAATATTGATAAAAATGTTTCAAATGGTGTTTGCATCGTTAGACTTCATTTAATGACCGATAAAAAACAAGAGTTAATAGAAACACTTCACTACTGGATAATAAAATGAATAATGATTGGAGACAAAAACTTGTAGTTCCACTGTGTTGTCCGATATGTGAAAGAATAATGAAAGGCAGTAAATCTAACATAACATATTACAATTATAATTGTTGTGTAGACTGTTTTATTGAGTTTGTCGAAGGAAGAGAAGAGAAGTGGAAGTCAGGGTGGAGGCCAGATAAAGAGAGAATTCAGCAATTTTATAATAAAATAAAGGCTTAAGATTCACTTTTTTCATTTTTTGGGACCTTTCATGAAAAAGTATCTAATTATTCTGTTAAAGATTTTCTAAGGAGAGAATCATATATGAGCAATATTGAAAGTTATGAAGTTCAAGGCATGGCCTACGATCAAGATTTAGACATTCATGCAGCGATACAACAAATTGCTTCTGAAATTATTCCAGAACACGCAGGATATGGATTCAGATTAACATTTTGTGGTGAAAACCAAGCTACTATGATATATCATTCATATGAAGTTGATCTTCCACTAAGAGTAAAAGAAGTAGAAGAGCAATCTGAGACACGTATGAATGAGTTCGTTAAATCTTTAAAAAAGAGATATAAAGAGAAAACAAAGAAGACTCTTAAATTTAAAGAACTTAAAGATCAAAGCCAGTCTGGTGCTGAGAAAGTATCGTGTAATAATCGTTATTATTATAGATCTACTCGACTTTACGAATTCTAGAAAGTAAAGATGAATCGTAAGTCTCTAAAATCAGAGATATTAAAATGCGGTCATGATCCAGATTACTTTATAAGAAATTATGTAAAGATTGAGCATCCGATCCGTGGTTTAATACCATTTGCTCTTTTTGATTATCAGTCAAAACTTTTATCTGATTATAAGAATAACAGATTTAATATAGTTAATAAAGCAAGGCAGCTGGGAATTTCAGAAACCTCAGCTGCCTATGCTCTTTGGATGATGTTATTCAGACGTAACAAGAATATCGTCGTCTTGGCAACTAAAAAAGAGACTGCTAAAAATATCATTAGAAAAGTGAAGACTGGATTATCTAATCTTCCTGTCTGGTTGATATTATCAAAAACAACTTCAGACAACGTATTCTCAATTGAATTTGCAAATGGATCAAGAATCAAAGCTGTGTCTACTGCAAAAGATGCTGGTCGTTCTGAAGCTGGCTCTTTGTTGATTATTGATGAAGCTGCCCACATTGAGAACATGGAAGAGATATGGACTGGACTTAGGCCAGTAGTGACTGCAGGTGGTTCTGTTATTATGTTATCATCGCCTAAGGGAGTTGGCAACATATTTTACAAGCTATGTGCTGGAGCGATCGAGAATGAAAATGAGTTTAGATATACTGAGCTCATGTGGTGGTTACATCCTGAGCATATAACGAATGAAGAAGGTTTACCAGATCTAGATGATGACCCACTGAGACCAGGATACAAAACAAGTTCTTGGTTTAGAAATGAAACATCTGGAATGGATCCAAGAGAGATCGCCCAGGAGTACGAGTGCAATTTCAATGCTTCAGGTGATACGTTCATTGCAAATGAGTATCTTAAAATTATAGAAGATAGCACAATAATGCCGCCTATATCATTTGAAGGATGGGATAGGAATATTTATGTTTGGAATAAGCCAACTCTGTATACGCAGTACTTCATAGCTGCAGATGTAGCCAGAGGAGATGGAAAAGACTTCTCAACAGCACAGGTATTTGATGTAAGTACAATGACTCAGTGTGCAGAATACCGTGGGAAAGTTCCACCCGACAGGTTTGCTGAGCTATTAATAATGTTAGGAGAAGAATACAACAAAGCTCTCCTCATTGTAGAAAACAACTCAGTTGGCTTAGCTTGCTTAGAACATATAAAATTAGGTGAGTATGAGCAAGTTTATTTTTCGTCTAAGGGAGATTTTAGACCAGGAAAAATATTCAATGCGATGATGCCGTTACCATCGATGTCAGATTATATTCCTGGATTTACAACTTCGAATAGAACTAGACCACTTATGCTTCAAAAACTTGAAGAATACGTACGATTGCAGGTAATTAACATAAGATCTACTAGATTATTAGACGAATTAAGAAAATTTGCATGGAATGGTGGAAGACCAGAAGCTCAAAAAGGTTGTAATGACGATCTTGTAATGGCCTGTGCACTAGGATGTTGGATTAGAGATACATTTTTGTCTTCGTCTATCACAAGTACAGACATAACCAAAGCATTAATGAATTCAATGTCGATTAAACGTTTAAATCATACTGATATTCCTGGAGCAGCTAAAGATCCAAAGTATATTAAATCAAATGAAGCTCTATCTAGATCTACACAGACAGGTCCAAATAGGTATAGTCTTACTCTTCCCGATGGATCAATAGAAAATATTGGCTGGTTATTAGGGAAGAAGTAAAATCCTTATAATTATATCAAGGAATTAAAATGCCAGAATCACTAAGAAGTAAAGAAAGCATCTGGAAGCAAATAACAAGATTGTTCAGAAATGGACCAGTTATTCGTCATAAAGTAGCTAGCAGTTCTAAGATGTACCAACCTCAAGGTACTGCAGCAGCTTATAAGAAAGAGTTATCAAGCTTATATGTTAACTCTATGGCTTCATATGGACAGTATGAAAGACTAGCAAGATATGCAGATTACAGTGAGATGGAGTATTGTGTAACAGAGAATACATTAATTGCTGTACCAGATGGATATAAAACGATTAAACAGTTATCTGAAGAATATGGAGTAGATAAAAATTTTATTGTATATTCATATGATCATGATTCTAAGACAATTGTTCCAGCTATAGCTAAACAAGCTAGGAAGACAAGAACTGATCATGCTTGGGAAGTAACATTTGACAATGGAAAGAAAATAACAGGAACTGCAGACCATCGTCTAATGCTTCGTGATGGATCATACAGGATGATTAAAGATCTTCATGAAGGCGATGCTATGATGCCGTTTTATAGAAGATCATTTAGGTCTCCTAACGGAAGATTTGACTCTGAACACTATCAATACATTTACTCAATGACAGATAGAACTAAAAATGGATGGATGGCAGAGCATAAAATAATTGCCGAGTGGAATGCTTCATATGAAATGACAGATAGTCAAGTTGTCCATCACAGAAATTTTAAAAAGTTTGATAACAATCCAGATAATCTTGAGATTATGGAGCGGTCAGATCATTCTACGTTGCATAGAGTGATTTTTAATAAAGAGCATAAGTGGAATTATGAAAAGAACTTAGAATGGATTGAGAATTTCAAGAAGCAACATTCTAAATTTATGACTGATAACAACCCTGCAGAAAGAAGTGATATCACTTTTTCTAAAATTTTGCAAGCTGCAGACGAAAATGACTTTAATCTTTTTAGAGTTTGCGAAATTTTTAATACAGATCCAAATGTTATTAAAAGAAAACTTAAAAAGTATAAATTTAAGAATTGGGAAGTTTTTGCTCGAGTATACGATCCAAGTTGGAAAAATCATGGGTGGGACAACTCAGGAGAGAAAAACCCAAGATATGACAATTCGCTGATGTATCAGATGATCTGTGATGCTTGGAAACCAGGAATTAAAGCAAAAGATCTTGTTAGAGTACTTGGTACTACAAACATGAAGATTAATAATAGAGTCAAAAATAATGGCTTTAAAAGCACTTCAGACTTTTGTAATAACTATAATAATTGTAAAGTCGTTAGTGTAAAATATCATGGTATTGTTGATTTGTATGATTTAACTGTAGATGAATATAAAAATTTTGCAACAGATTCTGTTATATCACATAATACTCCAGAAATTAGTTCTGCTTTAAATATATACGCAGATGAAGTAACCTCCGTAGATGAAGGTGGTTACATGATTAAAGTTGAGTCTGACAATGATGAGATTAAGAGCATACTAGAGACTCTCTTTTTTGATATCTTGAACATTGAGTTCCATCTTCACTCGTGGGTAAGAAATCTTTGTAAATACGGAGATTTTGTACTCTTCGTAGATGCTAGTGAGAATAATGGCATTCTTAATATGCTTCCAATTCCTATTAACGAGATTGAACGCGAAGAAGGGTATGACCCCAAAAATCCATTTGCATTCAGATTTAGATGGCTGACCCAAGGTAATACAATTCTTGAAGCATGGCAGATAATCCACTTCAGACTTCTTGCTAATGATAACTTTTTGCCATATGGTTCTAGTGTAATTGAACCAGCTCGCAGAATTTGGCGTCAATTAATCCTTATTGAAGATGCAATGCTTGTTTACAGAATAATTCGATCACCTGAGAGAAGAGTATTCAAGATTGAAGTTGGAAATGTTAAGCCAGATGAAATTCCAGAGTACGTAGAACAGGTAACAAATAGATTAAGACGTAATAAGATTGTTGATAGCACTACAGGCCGTGTTGATTTAAGATATAATCCACTATCTGTAGATGAAGACTATATCATACCTGTTAGAGATGGCAAAGGATCTGATATAACTTCACTTCCAGGTGGACAATTTACAGGAGATATTGAAGATGTGCAGTATATACAGAGCAAACTGTTTGCTGCACTTCAAATTCCAAAAGCATATCTTGGATACGAAGCTGATGTAGGTTCAAAAGCAACTCTAGCCCAGGAAGATGTTAGATTTTCTAGAACTATTCAAAGAATTCAAAAGATTCTTTTATCTGAGCTTACAAAAATCGCGGTTATTCATTTATTCTTACTCGGTAAAAGAGATAAGGATCTTATTGATTACGAAATTAAGATGTCTAATCCATCTACCATAGCAGAACAACAAAAACTTGAACTTTGGAGAATGAAATTTGAGATTTCTGGACAAGCTCAAGAAGGTATGCTAGATAAAGCGTCAATCTGGAAAACGATATTTGGATATTCTGATAAGCAGATTGAAGAGATGATGGACGGAATGAGAGCTGACAAACTTTTTCAGCTTGAACTTGATGCAATACAGTTGCCCACTGATGAAGCAGAGCCTGCTACACCTGTTCCTGGAGAAGAGGAGTTACCTTCCACACTTGGTGGTGAGCCTGGAGGAGAGGATCAGGGAGCATCTGGTGAAGAAGAGTTAACTGCCGGTAGAGATTATGAGTCAGATGATGAATTATTAGATTCATTAGATCCTGCTTTGTTAAAAGACTCATACGAAGAAGATTTAGATGAGAAAAGAAATCCTGGAAGTGAAGGCGATGATGCTTGCATAGCTGTAGACAAGGGTGAAAACTTGTTTGACCCAGGAGAAGATTTGTATAATCATGTTTTTGCAACAGATAAACAAACTTCATCCGATCCATATGATATGAGAGCAATGAGAAGAATGATAACACGCCCATTTTCTGAATCTAAAGATATCAAATATGATCCGATGGGAACTTTTGTTATAGAATCAAAGAAGAAAATGGACAAATTCGATCAAAATCTTGCAGATATTGATAAGATTTTAATAGAAATTAAGAACAAGGGCTGATACGGCTTGAAATATCATAATTAATCTGTATTTTCGAGAAAAACTGAGGACATAAAATATGGGCTCTAATAGGTTTAAGCATAATAAAAAAAGAAATTCAGGTTTAATTTATGAGTTCCTTGTCAGAAAGATGGCTCAAGCTGTGCTAGAGAAGGATTCTGGAACTTATAAGAAGTCATTAAACATTCTTAAAAAATATTATTCTAAAGGTCAACCTCTTAATTTAGAAAGACAAATCTTTGAAGAAGTTATATCAACAAGAGGTGTCGACGAAAATATTGCTAGAGGTATTATAAATGAAGTTGTGGTTGAGGCAAAAAATCTTAATCACAGATTAGTTGATATCAAAAAAAGTAATCTCATTAAAGATATTCACATAACTTTTGGCAAAGATTTCTTTTCTCAATTTAGATTATTGAATTATAAGGCATACGCATCTACACAATTATTAATTAATGGTTGTTCGAATAGCACTCTTAAAGAGAATGTCGAGCGTGTTCAATTAAAAGAAGCACTTACAAAGTTTATGTCATCTAAAGTCAGCGAAAACAAAGATGAAGTATGTCGTGATGCAGATGCATTTGTGTATAAACTTGCAGTAAAGAAATTTAATGAAAGATACAATGATACACTTAATGATAGACAAAAACAATTCTTAAAGGAATATATTGTTGCGCTTTCATCTCCAGCCAATGTAAACAACAAGAGAGTTCAAACTCTTTTGGAAAATGAAAGAAAGACAATACTAGGCGAATTAAACAATCATGGTCTTTCTCTTGAAATAGCAAATGATAAAAAGCTTAAATCTAAATTTATATCAGTTAAAAAGCAATTAGCAGAAATTGATTATTCAAAGAATAGTAGCTCTCAAATTGAAGAGATGATGTTGTATCATAAATTATTACAGGAGCTTAAATCTGATGAGTAAAGATATAAGCGAAATGGGTGTGGCTAATATAGTTGGCTTTCAGGTTCCAATTGGAATTAAGAAAAGAAAAAAGAAAGTTGATGAGATGTTAGAGTTGAACAAGGATCTTCAGATATTTGAAGTCCTTTCATATCTTTCTGCATTAACTGAAAATAATTGTGCTATTGTAGAAAATTTATTAGATGAAAATCAATATGTTAAACTTGCTAGCATGATTAGAGAATCTTGTTTTGAGAGTGTTGCTAGAGCTTATATTAGAAATAAAATTCGTGAAGTTGTTAGAAAAAATGATAGTGGCGGTTATTCTTTGTATGCTCCTAATCCTGATAAAGGTAGCGTACCAAAAAAAGCTGCAGACTTTCCTACTAAAGCTGCCGCTAAACGTGCTGAGCTTCATAGATATCCACCAAAAGATCCAGGAAAATTAATACGACTTAAAAAGGAAGTCGACAAATTAAAAAAGAATCCTGAACTTGCAGTGATTGATAAAGATAAATCATTTCATCCAAAGAAAAAAACTGCTTCTGCATCTAAAGTTACTAAGATAGATAAAAAAGAAGCTATTGAAAGACTTGTTAAATCAATCACTGAGTCACTATTTCGTGAAGATAAAAAGGGAAGTGAATGGGATGATTACGTAGCAAAATTATCTAAACAGGCAGTTTTAGCTGACAAATCTTTTCAATCATATCAAAAAGCTATAGTAAAAAGATCTGAAAAAACTCTTCATGATTCTTTTCTAAGTATAAAAGCTGCATTAACATCTAATGAGTTTGAAGCAAAAGATAAGGGAACAAAGAAAGATGAAGAGAGAGGTATAAACTTTCTTGAGTTTATGGTTGTAGATAAACAAGGTACTGCAGAGGTAGGACCATTCCATATAGTGATTGAAAATGGTTATCCAAAAATAGATGTTTCATCAGAAGCAAAAAATGGAATGGTCAGACTTGATCCAGAAAGAAATAAGTTACTGCGTTCAGAATTAATGACAGTACAGGAAGATGTTCTAGATTCTGATGATTCAGTTTTAAGCGCTATTCAAAAAAGAGATGAGTATCTCATGAAGTCTGAAAGGAAACTTGATGACTTTGTTGCAAATTTAAATGCTCTTGAGATAACAATGCTTAAAAGAATACTGGTTTCTAAATACAGAAAAATTAGTTAATAGTTATATAAAGATATGATAAAGTGTAATTACGGATATGGAAAAGAACCAACGATTATCTAAACCAAATGAAATAAATGCTCTTTCTAATTTGAGACCATTACGGACAAGAGAAAATTTATCAAGGGATAAAAAATAATGAAAAAACAACTACTACGTGAATGGTATGCTATCGATTATACTAAAGATATGATAAGCGAGTCACGTGAAAAACATAATGGAAATATTGTTCTTCCAGCTATTCTTCAAAAATCTAAATTAAAGAATCAAAATGGTAGAATATATCCTCATGAAGTTCTTCAACGTGAAGTTATGAATTATGAGAAAGTTGTTCGTGAGTGTAGAGCTCTTGGTGAGCTTGATCATCCTGAAACTTCTACTGTAGCATTAGATAGAGCTTCTCATATTGTAAAAGAAATTTTTTGGGAGGGTGACGTTGTACGAGGGATGGTAGAGATTCTTAGTACTCCTAAAGGAAAGATATTAGAATCTCTTTTAGAATCTGGTGTAAGAATTGGTATGTCGAGTAGAGGTGTTGGTAGTACAGAATCAACTAATGAAGGAACTGATGTTGTACAAGATGACTATCAACTTATTTGTTTTGATGCTGTAAGTGAGCCATCAACGCCCGGCGCATTTATTAATGAATCTGTAGAAATTAATTCTAAAGAATTATGGACTAAATCTGATAGAATTTGGCGAGCTTTAAATGATTTAGAAATAGGAAGGAAATAACAATGCAATTAGGCGATTTTTATGGACAAACGCAAGCTGTAGTAACTTCCGTCACAGGATCAACTGGGTCATCAGTTTTATTATACTCAAACAATAATAGAATAAGAGTCAGTTTTTATAATCATAGCACTGCAGCTTTGTTTCTTAAATTTGGTGATGCAGCTTCGTTAACTGATTTTTCAGTTAAACTAGGATCAGGGTCATATTTTGAAACTCCAATGCCAATTCATACATCAAGTATTACTGGCATGTGGGATGCTGCAGCTGGGTCTGTGTATATAACTGAATTAGGAAAGAAATAAAGGTATTAACCAATGCCTCTTTATCATGCCCCAATATCCACAAATGGATTATTTGTTGGACCAAATATTTCGAATGGTGGATTATTTAATATATCGGCAGTAGTAGCTGCAGTTACGTCATCATTAAATTTTTCTATTCCAGCTACGCAGACGTTTACTACGGCAAACGCTACTCATCAATGGTTGATGCAGGAGTTAAGTGGTACTAACTATGCTGACACAGGAACAGGAACTGCAGCTGATATAGATACATACATCGGTGGATTACAAGCACAACCTGCTTATGGAATATACAATGGTTCAAGTTTTGTAGCTACAAAGGCATGGGAAACAACTGCTGCAACAGACCGTGCAGCAACATCAAGCGCCACAGCTTTAAATTCTAATAATACAAATTTATGCGTTCGTGTTGCATTTAGATGTAATACTATACCAGCTGCCTCTTCCTCATTAATTAGTAAGAGAGACGGAGCGAATGCTGGGTGGCTTATATCATTTACAGATACAGGCGCTTTAGAAGTTCTTATTGAAGACACATCAGGAAGTGTAGCTGCTCAAGGAATAGCTGGCAATCACTGTGATGGTGCTTTACACTATGTTGAATTCTATTACAACGATGCATCAAATGAATTAACTTCAAAGAGTGATATTACAACTAATGTAGCACTTGATGTATCTTCTGTATCAGCAACAATAACGAATACATCGTTTGTATTTCTTGGTGATCCTTCCTCTGGTGTAACTGCAGCTGGTATACAATATGTTTATGTTGGTGGTGCTGAAGGTGCTGCTGCTGCAACAATGTTTGCTGAGTCATGGTGGACTCATGGTGATGATCCAACAGCACTACTCACAACAAACTCAAGAGCATCTACAATTGGTTTACCAGTAGATTCTGGAAGTGTATCATATTTTTCTGGCGGACCAACAACTCCTCAAATTCCAATTGGTTGGCATCTTAGCTTAACTGGAACTACAGGTTACGGATTGTTTTGTAACGATACGACAACAAATCATATGTCATACAGCGAAAATCTTGGAGCTGGTTGGGCAGATAATGGTGGTGGAACACATACAGTAAATACGCTTGTAGCTCCTGATGGTTTTAAGAGTGCTGGCACAGTAGTTAAAACATCAGGTTTCCAATATGGTGGATTGTGGGATAAAGTACTTCTTGTAAGTGGAACACAATATACGTTTAGTTGTTGGGTTAATGTTATAGCAGGTTCTGGACCAGATGTTGAGATAAGAAATGAGGCAGATGAAGTTGTTCTTACTGAAGCAAAATGGCTTACTCTTCCTGATGGTGTATGGCAAAAAATATATATGTCATATACTCCAGTTACAACATCAGAGCATGTGCTCAGACTTCGTGCGTCATATGGCGAAACAGCTGAAGACGCAACTGTCGGATACTGGGGCATGCAGATTACTGAAGGAACAGGAAGCGCATGTTACGTTAGAACAACAGGAACTCCAGTCACTGTAGTAGAAAGCAATTACAGAGTTGCGAATATCGTTCCAACTGCTGCAGCAAATATTGCAGTGCCATGTGTTTCTGTTGCAAGAAATTCTGGAAGTTCATACGTCTTTGATACTGAAGCTGCAGTCGATCGTCGTGGTCTGTGCAGAAATGAGGGAACAGTATGGATGACGAAGTATGGAGATGTCACAGGATCTCTTTGGGCTAACATCTCTGGATCTGGACCATTATTTGGTGAGTACTCTAGCATTGTCGCTAGATGGGATGTTGATGCGGGAGGTCTTGCAGAAAATACGGCGTATGTAGCAGCAACACACATTAATACTACACCAAGTTTTTGGAATGCAGATAAAGCTTGGTCAGCAACATCTAGCTCTGTAAGATTCGTATCGGCAGCAACTGCAGTAGCTGAAGCAAGTAGAGACTTGTTAATAGGTAGATCAACAGCAGCAGGTACATCATTTAATGGATTCATCGAATCAGTAACTATAGTTGATACTCCAGGGGTTAAACCTGTATTGGTAGGATTACAACCTGGAACAGATTTCTGGTTGGTAAGTGAAACTGTAGATTTTAATACACAAGATATTGCTGCAGCAGGATATCCTGGAGAAAATGGGTGGTATAAAATATCATATACTTCTGGTGCAAAAGTTGTTACAGCGTCATTCGCAACTGATGATAATCCCAACTTTAATTTGCATATATCAGGAAATACTGGTGCTGAAATTAATACCACTGGATCAGCTTATTTATTCGGAAGATATAGATCAACGCTTAAATCATCACCTCAGTCAGGTACAGTTAGTGCTATGTTCTTTTATAAGAATGACAACAATGAAATTGATGTTGAGATTTTAAGTAAGCAAAACGATATACACAGAGTTAACTTCGTTACTCACGGTCCAGCATCTGAAACGTATACTGTTGATCTTGGGTTTGATCCGAGTACAGATTTCCATGAGTATGGATTTGATTGGGCAACAAGCAGCATCAAATACTTTGTTGATGGTCATAAAGTTGCAGAGGCTACAGGAGCTAATGTTCCATATATTACAGGAACATTTATATTGAATCATTGGTCTGATGGTGGTGTTTGGTCTGCCGGTCCGCCAACTGCCGAATCTAATATGGTAGTAAAAGAAATATCTGTATTATGGGATCCAACATAGAAAGAATAAAAATGAAAACGAAAGAATTAGTTGAAATGATAAGAGTGATTGTTGCTGAAGAGGTTAGAAAGCAATTACCTAATGTTGTGTCTGAAATGTATCTAAAAAGACTTATTGAAGATTCAGGTCCTAAATATAAAGTGGAGAAACAAGTCACAGCTCAACCAAAGAAATCATTTTCTGAGATATTCGAAGATGAGATTAATTCTTTACGGAATGAAGAAACTCCAGAACCATTAGACAATGAAGATGATGGTATATACCAACAAAGTTCAGTTATACATAAAGAGTCTGTGAGAGATAGACTTACGTCTCCAGATAATCCTTTTGCAGCAATGTACGAAGGTGTAGTTCCAAATGAGCAAAAAGCTCAATCACCTAAGGGTATTGATCCAAATGTATTTGGTGATCCAAAGCAATATGGTAAATTCTTTAAGAAAATGAATGAAGTTGCAGGTCCTAAAGGTCCAATGGCACAAACTGATGATGCTAAGATGCGAGAACTTGAGTTAAGGCGAAGACAACTCGACGAGATAAAGGTAGATGTCAAAGGTTAGAGAAGCATACTATAGCGCCACTGCGTATACTAGACCTGATTCTTCAGGTATACGTGGTAAGGGTGCTAATATGAAAGCATTCTCGCTTGGCTCTAATGAATATCCATATGACAAAGCCAGACTATGGGGTGAACCATCTGAATATGGTAAACATAGTGCTGGTGATCATGGTGGTTCACGATCGAATGTTCCAGTTCCACGTTATCTTGACGGACAAGATGATAGATGGATTGATGATGTTACAGATGTAGATGTTGATGAACAAGCTGAAGATGATGGATGGATGTCAGCAACTCCAATGCGTGGAAATATAGTAGATAATCCAGCTGGTCATTCTAAGTTTGATGGAATTGAAGACGAGTATTATGCTGATGGTGAAGATGAGATAGATGAAGCTGCAGGATCACCATCTAATATAGCTAAAGCTGGTTCTGGTGGTTCACAAAACACTGGTGGAAGATTGCAACCAGGATCAGGTGGTTCATGGAGTGGCCGTCCTAAAGGTGATGGATGGGATAACATTATGCCTGATGACGAGCTTGAGAAAGCTGGTTCATTTCGTCAAGATGAATATAACTATGGTCTTCCTTTTACGAGTAACATTGTGAAAGGTAAAACGAGAACTACTGATACACCTGAAGAAGAAATTCCTACGCCAAAGTCTACTACGATGATTAGATTTGGCATGACCCCTGGGCAAAATACAAAACAAGCGAGGCATAGTCCTGGAATGTCTACACGAGAAAATATACACAGAGAATTAGTAGAGGCATTTGTAAGTCTCAAAAGTATACCACAAGCTTCTAAATGTGATACAACTTCGATTCATAACATTGACTTAGGGTTTATCTTAAAATCATTTCAAGATGTGTCAGGACAAGCTAGAGACGCTTTAAATTCGTTTGATGAAGCAGACGTTATAAAGTTTCTTATTGGGGCAGATCCTGATTATTTCATGAAATCTCTTGGATCTATTGGAAAAGATAAACTTATCAATATTTATGATGAGTGGATATCTGGTGTTTTAGAAAAAGATAAAGATGCTATAGAAAAAATGGCCGAGCGTATCTTAACTTCGGTTGCAACGATGAGGAAATAAAATGGAATTAACAGCTGAAGAACTTGAAGAAGTTATTAAAAGTGTCATTAAGAGCATAGGCGAAGAAGGCGAAAAGGGCCGTGATGGTTATGTCGATGATGAAGTAAAACCAAACGGTTACTGTAAAACTCCTGCATCTGATTTTTCTGAGCCTTCTGAAGAAGGTAATATCACAAAGAAACAAGGTAGTTCCAATATGGGTCCTTGGACATCAGAGTCAGTTCTTCGTGCGTTTATTAGTAAAATAATAAGAGAATCTATTAAAGTCAAACATATTCCACAGAAGCAAGCTAAGTTATCTGCACCATATAATGCAGCAAGAATTCAAGTTGGCGAAGCTGGTGATATTATGAATAGCACAGTTCCTGCTTGGCACTCAACTAAAAAAGGTGGCACGGTTTGGGAAGATATCGATGCATGGTACAGACCAAAGACACAACATAAAACTAGAAGTCAAGCTAAGTTTGAGGGAAATATGTTAGACAGTGTGTATGAAGCAAGAACATGTGAGAAAAAAGATTGTTGCAGCGATGATGAAGATATCAAAAGTGAAAGAAGAGTTCAGATTTATAAAGAAAGCTTAAGCAATTTAATGGATGATTCTAGTGGAAATGTAACATTTCGTCTTACTTCTAATGAAGCAAGAACTGATTCAAACGGAAATGTTTTAGTTAGACTAGATTCAGAAGATGTAAAATTGCTTAAAAATTTGCTCATGAAAAAGTAATCGCTTAGAAAAGAAAGTAGGATAGAAGTGGATCCAGGTGATGCAGTTATAGGAAAACATTTAGAAGTAGTAGCTAGACGAGATGAGAGCGGCGACAGAATGATCAAGCGTTTTACAAAGATGGTTCGTAATGATGGTGTTCTAAAGGAGGTGATGAATAGAACGTATTATGAAAAACCATCTATTGTTAAGCGTCGTAAACGAAGAAATGCAATTTGGGAACTGAGTAACAACAATACTACTAAAAAAAAGTAAATAAAATTGTGAAAAAAAAGATTAAAAAAGATATCCATCTTTATTTACTTGTAGAATACTCATTAAATTAACGGGGTATTATAAATGATTAGTAAAAGAAAAAGCGTAGTAGCGGAGTCAATTGTGGACGCAAAAGCAATTAGTGAAGAAGCAATTGGAGTGGCAAAACAGCAACTCGTCGAGCAGTTGGCACCAGCCATCAAAAATCTCGTCGGGAGTATCCTTAAAGAATCATCTGAGTATGAGGATATTGATAGACTAAATAGGTCTAGAGATGGTCGGGGTGAAACCGAATTTGAGGAAAACGTAGACATCAAAGGAGATAATGAAATGGCTAAAGAAAAAGAGAAAGATCTAGAAAAAGAGTCTCTGGATGCAATGTTTCCAGGGATTTCTGAGATGGAAGGCGAAGAAGAAGAAATGGCGACTGAGACAGCTGATCAAGATGAAGACGATATGGGTCAAATGGAAAGAAGAATTCCAACTCTTGGTGAAGGCGAAGAAGGCGAAGGCGAAGAAGAGGATGAAGGTGATATGGATGAAGAAATCAGTATCAGCCCAGCAGGCTTAAGAAAAGCATACGAGGCAGTTATGAAAACTAATAAAGCATTGAAAGAAGTAGACGTATCATCTGGATTCAAAGATTCTGCAAAATCGACAGAATGGAATACTGAAGATTCTCCTCCAACAGATCGTGGTCTTTCTGACAAAGAGAAAGTTGCTGCGTGGGAAGAAGAAGAGCCAAAAGCAGCTCAAGATTATCAAGTGAAAGAAGCTATTGAGAAAGGTCTCAAAGAGAATACCGAACTCCGTAGATACGTTGAGCATCTTGAGAGTCAGTATTCTAGAGCAGTTGGTGTCATTAGAAAACTTAAAGAGCAGATTTCTGAAGTCAATCTTTTCAATCAAAAGGTTGTTCATGTTAATGAGTTGTTCCATAAGTTTGGTCTTAAGAATCTTACTAAAGAGCAAAGAGACATCGTCATCAAGAAGATTGATGAAGCAATTACTGTTCGTGAAGTAAAAATGGTAGCTGAAGCACTTAGGGCTTCGTTTAAAAGTTCGCAATCAATAAGTGAGTCTAGAACACGTAGACCCAAAGCTGACGCATCTAAAAGAACAACTAGCGGTTCTCCGAACCAAAAAGTCCTCAGAGAGTCTGTGGATAACAGCCCGCGTGAACAATACGCGCGTATGCGAGAGCTAGCAGGCATCGTAGGAAGCAAATAAGGATTTTTTAAAAGGAGATAATAATAATGAGACGAGGAAATTTCGATATCAGCGCGCTTACTAAAGATATCTATAAAAAAAATAGACGTTATGAAGTTAAGCAATTAGTTGAGAAGTGGGAAAATACAGGCCTTTTAGAAGGTCTTAATGATGGTCGTAGCCAAGAGAACAAGTCAAATATGGCAGTTCTTCTTGAGAATATGGCTGGCGAACTTCTTAATGAAAGCTCAACAACTGCAGACATAATTGGTTTTCAGAATGTGGCTTTTCCAATCGTTCGCCGAGTCTTCGGCGGGTTGATTGCCAATGAGCTTGTTTCTGTTCAACCAATGAGTTTACCATCCGGACTGTTGTTCTATCTAGATTATAGACATGACTCAGTAAAGGCTGGTAATAAAAATGATGATTTCACCGTTGGTGGATCACTCTTTGGTGCACAAACTGCTCCAGGTACTGAGAATCTTGCAACTGGTGGTTTCTACAATCTTGGAACTTCCTACTCGCAACGTGAGAAAGTTTCGGCTCAGTCGTTCAACTTCGTTGCAACAACTGCGTCACTTGCCGATGTTAATCATGATCCTGATTTATCGGCGTCCATCGCAGTCGATGCTACAAAGCATATTAAGAAGATAACTGTTACTAACGCGTACACAAACCTTGCATCTAACTCTGGATCTGACACATCAGTTAATGGTCTTAAACAGTGGATGCTTCTTTCCGGTTCGTCAACTGCGGCTTCGACATCAACTGATGGTACTCCAGTTCAGATGGGAGACCTTATTGTTTATCGTCGTCACACAGTACGAAGTGGTAATGACCTGGTCTTCTTTGCATCAGGTACTCTCAATGGTGTTGGTGGCGCCGGCGCTGGTACTGCTGGTGCTATTAAGATCAGTTATCTTG